GAAGGAGATGGAAATGTTAAAGAAAAAAGCAATTAAAAAAGTGATTAAAGGATTGGGCAAAGCAGTTAAAGCTCATACTAAACAAGCTAAAATGTTGAAAGGAGCTATAAATGGCGGATCCAAAAAAAGGAACGGGAAAAAAGCCTAAAGGTTCTGGTAGAAGACTCTACACAGACGAGAATCCTAAAGACACAGTAAAAATAAAATTTGCAACTCCTGCAGATGCAAGAGCAACTGTTGCAAAAGTAAAACGTGTAAATAAACCTTTTGCACGTAAGATACAAATACTAACAGTTATGGAACAACGAGCTAAAGTTATGGGTAAAAGTCAAGTTGCATCAATAGCTAAAAAAGGAAAAGAAGCAATTAGAAAAACAAAGAAAGTTTAATGAAAGTAGATTTATTTTCAGTACCTATTCATGTAGGCAAGGTTGATTTAAAAAAAATTAAATTAACTTCTGATATTGGTAAAAAATGGGTTTCAAAAACTCCTACTTCTTTTGAAAGAAAGAATATTTTAAATAAAGAAAGTGAAAAATATTTAGTTAAATATATAGCTGAATTAATAAAAGATTATTATTACTCTAAATTTGAATTAGGTATTCAAGAAATATGGGAAAATACTTATAATAATAATGATTATCAAGAGCCTCACGTTCATCCTAATTCTAAACTTTGTTTTATAATTTACAAAAAAGTAAAAGAACCTAGAACTATTTTTTTTAACCCAGCTAAAAATGTTATTGAAATGTTACAAGCAGAAGATTTATTTCCAAAAACATTTTTACCTAATAAATTAAAAACAGGTTCTATTATAGTTTTCCCTGGATTTTTAGAGCATATGGTTGCTCCAAATTCAGATCAAATTACTTTATCGGGAAATTTAATTTTAAACCAATTAACAAAGGAGACTAAAAAATGCAGTTAGAAAATGTAATAAATCGACTTCTTAAATTTTTAAGAAATAGAATAGATAATTTATCTATATCAGTCACATCAGGAGGTGTTGACAATATGGAAAATTATAAGTATATAATAGGACAGATAAATGCCTATGAGGCAACACTACAGGAAATCTCTAACCTGCTAGAAGATAAGGAGCGAAATGAAAAAGGAACAGTCATCGATATTAACACCAAACAATGATCTTATTGGTGTAAAAAAATCAGAGAAAAAAGAACCTAAACTACCTCAACCAACAGGTTGGAGAATGTTAGTTTTACCTTTTAAAATGAAAGAGAAAACTAAAGGTGGATTAGTATTAGCTGAAACTACATTAGAGAGACAACAAGTTGCATCTCAAGTAGGATTAGTTATGGCCATGGGTCCACAATGTTATAAGGATAAGGAGAGGTATCCTGAAGGTCCATGGTGCAAGGAGAAAGATTGGGTTATGTTTGCACGATATGCAGGTAGCCGAATCAAAATAGATGGTGGGGAAATGCGTCTGCTAAACGACGATGAAGTTTTAGCAACAATTGATAGTCCAGAGGACATCTTGCATGAGTTTTAAACATAGGAAGGAGTAAGCTATGCCAGACGAAGAAAAAAAGTTAGTACCTATTGATACATCAGGACCTGATGCTACAGTAGATATTGAAGAAAAAAAAGACGAAGCTGTAATTGAACAGCCAAAAGAAAACGAAGAACAAGAACAAGGAACAGATAAATCATTTGAAAATGAAAGAGAAACAAAGTTAGAAGAAAAAAAAGATGATAGTGAGTTAGAAGACTACAGTAAAGGTGTACAAGCTCGTATTGCGAAATTAACTCGTAAAATGAGAGAAGCAGAAAGAAGAGAACAAGCTGCTGTTGAATATGCTAGAAGTGTAGAGGAAAAAAGACAGAAATTAGAAAAACGTTTTGAAAAAACCGATTCTGATTATATTAAAAAATTTGAGTCAACTATATCGTCAGGTTTAGAAGCTGCACAAAAAGAATTAGCAGCAGCTATTGAAGCTGGTGATGCAAGTGCTCAAGTTGAGGCTAACAAAAGAATTGCAACGCTCGCGTTTGAGAATGCAAAACTTGATGCCGCAAAAGAGGGAAGACAAACAGCGCAGGAAGAAAAACCTGTACAACTCTCTCAAGCAAATAATGTAAACATTCCTCAAAGAGAAGATCCAATTAATCCGGATCCAAGAGCTGAAGCATGGGCCTCAAAAAACTCATGGTTTGGGTCAGATAGAGCAATGACTTACACTGCATTTGAGATACACAAAGATCTTACTGAAAAAGAAGGGTATGATCCTAGTTCTGACGAGTATTATGCTGAAGTTGATAAACGTATTAGAGTTGACTTTCCGCATAAATTTGGTAATACTGAAACAAAGCAAACGGCCGCTCCTGTTCAGACAGTAGCTTCAGCTAATAGAAGCGTAAAGCCTGGTCGCAAAACTGTGAGACTCACATCATCACAGGTAGCAATAGCTAAAAAATTAGGTGTGCCACTCGAAGAGTACGCAAAACAATTAAAAAACACGGAAGGAGCGTAAAATGACAAAAGACGAAAAAAATACTTCTCGTGCGAACCAAACACGGTCACAATCTGAAAGACCTAAAGTGTGGGTTCCACCATCTTCTCTAGATGCACCCCCTGCACCTGATGGATTCAGGTATAGATGGATAAGAGCAGAGAGCATTGGCTTTCAAGACACTAAAAACATATCTGGAAGATTAAGAGAAGGATATGAATTAGTAAGAGCTGAAGAAGTTGAAAATGCATCTGATTATCCAGTCCTCGATGAGGGCAAATACAAGGGAGTGATTGGGGTAGGTGGCCTTCTACTTGCGAAGGTACCTGAAGAGATCGCGCGACAACGTCAAGCGTATATGTCTAATAGACATAAACAACAAGACGAAGCAGTAAACAACGATCTTATGAAGGAGCAGGATAGTAGAATGCCTATCAATGTTGATAGACAATCTCGTGTAACCTTCGGTGGTACGAAAAAATAATTTTTTTTAATCACTGAATTTATAAACCGTACTGGAGGCCCTTTCGGGGGCAGGTACATAAGGAGAAACAACTATGGCAAATAGAAACACACAAGGTTTTGGACTAGTGCCTGCAGGAACGCTTGGATCAACTCCAGCGACTTCTGGTCAAGGTAAGTACAAAATCGATGCGGGTTATGCAACGACTATATTTCATGGTGGTTGTGTTGCTTCTAGTGCTGGTTACATTATCGATGGTCAAACGACTGATGCACCTGTTTTAGGTGTATTAAACGGAATATTTTACAACGCGGCTACAACTTTAAAGCCTACGTTTGCAAATCATTACGTTCAGGTAACACCAGCAAACTCGGAAGATATCGATGCATTTGTATTCGATAACCCACAACAACAATATGTAGTAGCAACAGATGCTGCTGTAGCACAATCTGGATATTTAGAAACGTATGACATGAATACTTCAGCTGGTAGTACAACTACTGGTCAGTCTTCAGCTACACTAGATATTGGAGATACAAGTGCTGATGCAGCTTCATGGAGATTATTAAGATCTGCTGAAGATCCTGAAAACGATGAAAATGCGGCTTTCAGATCAGTAGTAGTAGTTGCTAATCTAATTGAGCTACAATCGTAATAGCGGAATAGGAGAACAATAATGGCAATATCACGATCACAACTAGTTAAAGAACTAGAGCCAGGTTTGAACGCACTGTTCGGCTTGGAATACAAAAGGTATGAAAATCAGCATGCTGAAATTTATACTGAAGAGTCATCTGACAGAGCTTTTGAAGAAGAAGTTATGTTATCTGGCTTTGCAAACGCACAAGTAAAAGGTGAAGGATCTGGTGTATCATTCGATGAAGCACAAGAAACTTTCACTGCGAGATACACTCACGAGACTGTAGCTTTAGCATTCGCGATCACTGAAGAAGCGATCGAGGACAACTTGTATGACAGACTTGCGTCTAGATATACAAAAGCTTTAGCAAGATCTATGAGTAACGCTAAACAAGTAAAAGCGGTAGAACCTTTAATTCAAGGTCTTCCTTCAACGGATAACTTTGATTCAGGTGATGGCGTTAGTTTGTTTAACACATCTCACCCAACAGTATCTGGAACTTTCCAGAACACGTTGTCTACTCAAGCTGACTTAAACGAAACTTCGTTAGAACAATCTTTGATCGATATCGGTCAAATGACTGACGAAAGAGGTTTAAGAATTGCTGCAAGAGGAGTAAAAATGATTATTCCTTCAGAGCTACAATTCACAGCTGAAAGACTTATGAAGTCTCAAGGTAGAACTGGAACAGCTGATAACGATATCAATGCTATCGTATCTATGGGTATGATTCCTCAAGGTTATAGAGTGAACAATTACCTAACTGATACAGATGCGTTTTATATCTTAACAGACATTCCAAATGGAATGAAAATGTTCAACAGAGCTCCATTGACAACTGCAATGGAAGGTGACTTCGATACTGGAAACGTTAGATACAAAGCTAGAGAAAGATACTCATTTGG